TCTTTAATCCATAGACTAAAAACATCAGAAGGCATGTCAAGGCCGGCCTTAACACGCTCCTGATATAGGGCTGTCAAAGTATTCCAAGCCACATCAGATTTCTGCTGTGGTTCAAAACCATTCGACACCGCAAGGTCCAACAATTGTTTCGCCTTGTCATCTTCTCCACGACCAAAACTTACGCTGACATTGTTCTTCACAATATCGCCTAACCCCTGATCTCGAAGCCATGTAAGAGCTTGTTCCTTTTTAAAATCATCTTTAGGAATAGTTGCTCTGTATTCTGTTTTAACTGTAACGCTAGATCCATCGGCTAACTTAATTTGATTAAGTCCCTGTTCTTTTAATAATTCTGGTATTACTTCAGAACTAATATGGTCTGCTTCTAATTTCTTTGCTTTTAACTTTTCTTCTATAGCTGCTATTTCATCTTCTTTATCCTTAAGAAGTTTACATTGCGTAGCTATGTCTGTTATCTCGACGTTATCCAACATATCTTTGGAGTCTTCTAACATCATTTTATTTATTTCACTCATTGTTATCCTTTCTGATAGAGATCGAAATTTATTGGATAGAATTTACCGTTTGTTTTATCACAAACGATTGCACAAGATATTCCTATAATAGCAGGGTCTCCTGTTAACAATACGTAATCTTGTTCTCTAAAGTCTCTTAAGTTTTTTTGCATTTTAAAAACAAAAGGACTTGATGAGAATATTATCTGTGAATCTGGGCCATAATTAGGCAAACAAATCACAAGATAGCCAAAATCTGATGCACCTAAAATATTTATATTTGCAGGTGGATGTTGTAGTACATACACAAATTTTTCTTCAGGGTTGTTTTTTTTAAAGTCTAAAAACTCTGCTAAAGAATTTGGTTTATATAATTCAAAAATTTTATTCTTCATTCTATTATGCTCTTGACATCTTATATAGTAGTGTTTATATACTTGTCAAGTAGAAAGAATATGAATTATAAATTTAAGACGACACCCTATAAGCATCAGCTTACTGCATTAAAAAAATCAGTAGATGAAAAAGAGTATGCATACTTTATGGAGATGGGTACAGGTAAATCTAAAGTATTAGTTGATAATATGGCTATGCTTTATGATAAAGGTAAAATAAATGGTGCACTGATTATAGCACCTAAAGGTGTATATAGAACTTGGTTAGAGCAAGAAATACCCAATCATTTAGTTGACCATATAAAACCCAAAATGGTACTATGGACTGCTTTAACATCAAAAACAAAGGATAAAGAGTATCAACAATTATTTAAACCTGACTATGACCTTCACATCCTTATTATGAATGTTGAGGCATTTAGTACAAAAAAAGGTGCTGAATTTGCATATAAATTTTTAAGTAGTCATAAAACCCTTATGGCTGTCGATGAGTCTACAACTATTAAAACCCCTACAGCAAAAAGAACTAAAACAATTATTACACTAGGTAAGCATGCAACCTATAAGCGTATTCTTACAGGTTCTCCTGTAACTAAATCTCCATTAGATTTATATAGTCAGTGTGCTTTTTTAAGTGAAGACTTATTAAACCATGCATCTTATTACTCATTTAGAAATAGATATGCACATATGGTAGATAGAAATTTTGGTGGTAGAAGAGTACAAATTGTAGGTAGTTATAAAAGACTTGATGAACTAGAAGAAATACTTAAAGATTTTTCTTATAGAGTACAAAAAAAAGATTGTTTAGATTTACCTAAAAAAATATTTATTAACAGAACGATTGATTTAACTCCTGAACAAAGCAAAGCGTATGATACAATGAAATCCGCGGCCCTCGCTCTACTAAAAGGTAAAATTACTACTGCACCACACACACTTACACAACTCATGAGATTACATCAAATTACTTGTGGTCATCTAAAATCTGACGACGGTCAAATAACTAATTTAAAACACAATAGAATAGAAGAATTACTAGATGTTATGAATGAGATGGAAGGTAAAGTTATTATATGGGCTAATTATATTCATGATATAGAAGAAATAGTTAAAGCCATAAAGAAAAAACATGGAGAAGATTCTATTGTTCAATACTATGGTGCTATTTCACCTGACGACAGACAAAAAGCTATTAAACAATTTCAAAACCCTAAATCTCCTGTTAAATATTTTGTAGGTAATACTCAAACTGGTGGTTATGGTATTACACTCACAGCTGCAAGCAATGTTATTTATTACTCTAACAGTTATGATTTAGAGAAAAGACTACAATCAGAGGACAGAGCGCATAGAATAGGTCAACACAAACCAGTTACTTATGTAGATCTTATTGCTCCCAAGACTGTGGATGAGAAAATAATAAAAGCTTTAAGAAATAAAATTAATATTGCATCTGAAATTATGGGTGATACTCTAGATGCTTGGATATGAAATACCCTTACTACATAAGAATGGCTATATTGTTGTGCATTGGTGCATTTGCACCAATAATGATTCATCATATAGTTTATAAACTATGGGACGTAAGTGTACTTCGTGCAGCAGAAATAACTTTTATATTATGTATTCCAATCGCTTATTGGATGGCAAGCAAAATTAATGAGAGATGGCACGACGATAGAGAATGAAACCTATAATGATAACATTGCTTTATCTCACCTTTGGTGGAGATATAAAATTAGATAGTTTTGAAATACAAGATAGTTGCAGCAGTTGGTTTCATTCCAATATCACTACTGTTGAAAAGAAAAAGAAAACATTTATGAGTAATCATTATTATCACACTTATAAGGGTAAAAAGGTTATAGGTTATATTTGTGGAGGAGATGAACCACAATGAGATTTACAGATCTATTAATCCCGTTTCTCTGTTTAAATATTTGTATTCTATTTTATGTATATCAAAATCTTTCATAATTTTACTACAAATATCATTAGGACTAAAATCACCACAACTATAAACATCTAATTGCATTAACGCAGGTTTAGGTTCGTCCCAAATGTGCATAGCAATGTGAGAAGTTTCAATTATTGCGATTGCGGTAATACCTCTATTACCAGGCATCGAGCAATACTTAACATAAGGACCCATAAATACTTTCATATTTATAGATTCTATAAATTCTCTCATCCAATGTTGTAATTGTTCTTCGTCTGTTGGTGGTTTGACTGCCTCCGCGCGAATAATTAAATGTTTATGAACCAGGAGACTGTTCTTCATGACGCTAGATCTCTTCGTATTGCGTTTTACCTGCATCATTACGGAACGCACGCAAAGTTTGTTTTCGGTTGCCTTCTTCGTTGTATGATACGTGTAGCCATCCGCTGTTAGCGTCGCCGTCGTAAAATTCTAAAATTGCTTGATCAAATTCAAGGTTTTGAGTAATCCAATCAAAAAGTTCTCTATTGTCAACTCCATAACATTCAAAGTCTGCCGCTTGGCCTTTGCAATGCTGGGATTTTCCACTACTGCCGATTTTTTCTGATAAAATTTCAGAACGATATCCTGATGATACGCTTACAACTCCCCACTCATCTCGTACAGGTTGCAAAACGTTTTCGCAAAGCAACTTTAAATTTTCTATGTGTTCATCTGTAGGTTGATTAGAGATGCCATGACGCTGCGCTGTCTGCGAAGCAGTTAATTCTTTTAAAGAAAAGTTCTGACTTAATTTCATGATATTAATCTTTCCAAAGCAAAGACCACTGCTGTTCCCGCAACAGTTAAAAGAACCCAATAGATTTTATCTATCTTACCGCCCAAATTTTCTACGTCTTTATGTACGTGTGATAAATTCTTTTTAACTCCTGATATGTGTCCATACAGGGATAGGATATGTTCTCTTGTAGTCTTTGGTTTTATGTTCATTAAACTAGTCTATTAGGTTTTCTTTGGTTTTGTCTATATATTTTTTCTAGTGGATCTAAATAAACTTGTTCAGTTGGTGTAAGTCCTGTAACCGCGTTTACATTTCCAAATTGATTTGCTGTTGAAGTTATATCTACAGACGGTAAAGGTGGTAATTCAGCTACCGGTCCTAAATTAACATCAGGCATATCACTAAAAGGATTCTCTATATCAGGAATTTTTTCTAATGACAATGGTGCTGATTCTAATAAACTTCTTATAGCTTCTATAACTGGTTCAGCCAGTACGTAAGGATTAGGAACTCCTAATTTTATTGCGTTTTCTTCAAAAGCATTAGCGATATCTCGTGAAGGAACATAAGGTCTATATACACCTTCCTCAATAGAAGATCGTTCTCTGTTAGAAATTCTACCCATTTTATCATCTAAAACGGATGGAGAAATATTTAAAGTTTTAGCTGCATCATAATCTAACATAAAATTCTTTTTAGCATCAAACAATGCTCTATTAGCATTAATGTATGCATCTACAATTTCTTCAGGTGTTACAACACCACCTTTTAAAGATGCTCTTTTAAATAAGTCTTTAGCTAGTCTTTCTCTTTTTTGAAACTCTGATATTTTATAAGTTATACCTTTACCAGGATCTACTTTAATTGCTCGTAAACCTGCAATACCAGCTAATTCATTTCCAAGTTCATATTCATTACCTCGTTCATCAAATCTACCTGTGCTATCTACAGGTTTTAAAGCTAATCCAATTCTAGTTAATTGCTTGTAATTAAGAGGAGCTTGTGATTCTACTAAATGTCCTACCATTTTTTGCACTTTGTCTCCCGGTGTATCTTCAGGATTCCAAACTTGAAAACCTTCTCTTGTTCTTCCTCCTCTAATTAAAATATCTGTAGCAGCTTCTGTCCAAATAGATTCAGATATAAACGGCATACCTAATTCTTTTGTAGATTCAAATAAACCTTTTACAAAGTCATCCATAATACCATCATAGTCCTCATCACCTTGTGCAACTTTGTTTAAAACTGTTTGTATGGGTCTAGTTACAGTATCGTAAGCATTCATGTGAGAAAAATCTACATATTTTAATTCACCTGTTTCTTTATCTCTTATTGGAATAATAGTAGAATTTTTAGACCAATCAGCTACATATCTTCTAATAGCATCCATTTCATCTTCGGTTACATTGTATAAAGCTTTTGCTCCTTCAACTGCTGCGTAAGGAACAGCTAATGTTGTAGCAGCCATTCCTGTTAATCTAGTATAACCAATGCCAGCAAGAGGTCTAATTTGTGTTCCGTCTGCTTTAGTTACAACTGTACCAATTTCATCTAATGCTCTTCTCACAATATTTGTACTTGTTCTCATAATTTCTGCAGGGAAAGATACGAAGTTTCCTACAGGTAATTTTCTTAATCCTTTAATAAAGTCTGATACGTAAGAATAATTAGGTATATTGTTTTTAACTATATTAGCCGCTTCTTTCTCAAAGTAATCAGCTGTAAGTTCTATACTTTGACCTGCAGCATTAGTAAAATAATTACCTCTTACTAATCCATTAGCAGCAAAAGCATCTTCTAATCTTTTAGATTCCATAGCCCATGATGCTATTTTCCAAAAGTCATCTTCAGCTGTGTATAAATCTTGTGAAAATTTCTTTGCTTTTCGAAGAGGTTTTAATAAGTTTGTTAAACCTGTTTGAGAATTCATTGTTTCTCCAAATTTAACGTCTTCTAAAAGTTTAGTTAAATCTCCAATTTGTACTTGAGAATTAACAACTCCTAATCTTAAAAGCTTTTGATATAAATCATTAGCTTGTCTTGTTCCTTTTAAATTTGTTTGCAATGCCCCATAAGCCATTTTAACTGCTTCAGCGTTTGGAATAATTCCATTAGCTGTAGCAAAAGCACCAGCACTTAAAAAGTTACGTACGTGTGTAAACGGAGATAAAATTGTTTTAGCAATCTGTGATGTAGCTTTAGGATAAAGAATAAAGTTTTCATACATTTTTCCTACCATACTTTTAGCATTATTACTTTTTGCTGTTTCCATTAAAGCATCAGCTACCCCATTAATAGCATATTTACCATTAAGAGGATTAAATAATCCTTGAGCAATTTCTCCATCTATTTCTTTAGCTGCATCTCCTACAGGTTTTAAATTACCTACTGCTAATTTTTTACCTGGATCCATATTAATTCTTTTAAAGTCGTCTCCAAAAACTTCTACAGCTTCATCATAACTATTAGCTAACATAGGTCTTAATCCCGCTGCTCTTCGAGCGTCCGAAGATTTAATTAAATCTTCAAACAATTCATTTTGTCTTGTGATTAACGAAAGTTTATTTGTACCATTTAAAATAGTTTGCATGGCATCTCTATTCTTACCAAACAATTCTTGAAATAATTTTTTATCGGCTGCCGATAGATCAGACATATTAGCTATGCCATTAAAATCTGCAGCGTCTTTTAAAGCAGTTCTTCCTACAAAAAATTCTGGAACTTTAAATATAACATCAGAAGATTTATCAAGATTAAAACCAGCTGGTAACTTTGCAGACTCATAAGTATTCATAACTAATTTTTCTGCCTCTACAGGTCCTAATATTCTACCTTGAGGATATTTAGATGTAGCAGTTGTAGCTGCTGTTTCTATGTATAAATTTTTTAATTTATCTATTGCTTGAGCTGATGGTTTATAAGCTAATGGTCCTGCTGCACTTTTAAATACATTATAGTTAGCACCAAGATATTGTTTAAATTTATCTCCCATTACTTCTTTAAATTTAGTTAAATCTTTAGGAGTTAATCTACCACCTATACTAGAAAATAAACTTCCCCATGTAGTTCTAATATCAGTTACATTGTCAAAAATTTCTTTAACTTCTTCATCAGCAAAATTAGGATTAATTTTTCTTACATCATTAATAAACTTGTTTTTTAAAGTTTGATCTACTTCTCCAAATACAACTTGACCTGTATCATTTACAACAGGTTTACCAGATAATAAAACATCGTTAAGAGATTCATTAAGTCCTGCTCTTTGTGTTTTAGTAGCAGTGTCAAAAGTTCTTTTCATAAATGGATAAATTTTATCCATGCTTCTATCAATATTAAAACTTACATTTTCTGACACGTTAACATCAGCTGCTCTTTTTCCTATGGTTCCTGTTTCTAATTCAAAGAAGTCTGGATCTTTACCGGCTCTTGCTCGTAGTTTAGAACCAAACTTATCTAGAAATCTGTTAAATTTATTATTGCTGTATCTTAATTTGTTTCCTTCTGTAGCTAATTTTTTTCCTGCATTAAACAAACCACTTAATCCTGCAGTAAATAAAGCTCCTTCAGTTCCAAACTTTAATCTATTTAATAATTCTGTTTGTGGATTATATTCTTCATTTCTATCTATTTGTGTTGGACCACCAATTAAATCTCCAATCGTTCCTGCATCTTGTACGTCTCCAATAAAAGCCGCTTCAGCTGCACCAGCAGCTCCTGCTTGTGCACCAAACTTTAAGTACTTACCACCTTTTTTAGCAGCTAGCGCTCCTTCTGCAAGTTTACCCGCAGTCTTGGCTGCAATTCCTGCAGGCACTGCTAGGTTAACTAATAATTCTGAAATTTTTCCTGCAGCCGTAGCTTGAGCATACTCATCAAAAGGATTTATTTTTGCAAAAAATTCTTCTACATCTACAGCAGTTTCGGTCCCCGCTCCGAGATCAATTAAGGTTGCACCTAGAGAAACTATTCCTTCTGGTATTTTAAATGCACCTGAACCGATGCCGGCCATAAATGAAAGAATACTATTAGGACTTTCATCTATTTGTTCTTCGACAGTTAAAGCATTTTCACTGTCCGTTGCAGATAATTTTTTTAATTGTTCTTCAACAGTAGCCATTTAACTCCTTTTATTTTATTCTGTCTCTATCTGTAATTTTACCTTCTTCAACTGTGATAAGTAAGAACTCTTCAGGAATGTAATATTTGCCGTCCTCTAATGTAGTAGTATCTGTTTTTTTATCTATAATTGTTGCGCCTAATTCTTGTCTAGCATATAATGCTAAACCAGTAACAGCTGATCCACCGGCGTTTTTAATATAATCATCTGGGCCTTTAGCTTTATTCTTAACTAAATCTTTATAGAGTCTTTTACTCGTTGGATCTGTTTTACGGCCTAATTCAATCATATCAGAAGTTGCTGTTTTTTTAGTTTTAGCTATTGCTTCAGCTCTTCTTAAAGCAATATCTTCTTCTACTGCTAGTTTTTTAGCAGCTGTCTTAACGTTTTGAATAGGATCTAGTTTTTTAGAAGCTGTTGTAATAATATCACTTAAGCTTCCACCAGCTGTAGCGGCTGCTCCACCAGCAATCATAGCATCGAAGATAGAATTTTTCTTAATACCTTCACCTAAAATTTCTTCGTATTCTTTAGCTGCTTTTTTTAATCTACTTTTTTTATCAGCAACAGTTTCTGTTGCTTCACCTGTTTCTGAATTAACATTAATTTCTAGACCAGGATTGTTTTCAGCTTCTTCTGTTTCTTTATTATTTCTTTTTATTCTTTGTTTATTAACAATTTCATCAAGTTCTTCTTGATTTGTAGTTAATCCAACTTCGGCTGTTTCTAATGGTGTAAATTTACTTGTGTCATTTAATCTTGCAAATTCTTTTGAATATTCTTGAAAGTCATCAAGACCAGCTGTTTCCTCAAATATATCAGCAGATGACATTTTTTTCATGTAAGCTAAAGCTTCTACAGTTTTAGGTCTACTCATGTATGCTAATGCAGCTTGAGGGCCTATTACGCCAGCAGCAGACATAGTAATTGGGTTGGCAACAGCTAGTCTTGAGCCAGCTGTTTTTAAAAAGTTTCCACCTCCTCCTAGAATTCTTTTACCTATGTTATAAAGTCCTGATTCTATGTTAGGATTTTGTAAGAAACTTGTAGCACCTGTTCTTAAAGTATTTATTCCACTTCTAATTCTTCCAACGTTTTGAGCGTTCTGCATAAGATTTGCACCTGTTGTACCTTGATTTAATGCAAAACCTGACAAAGGAGGTGCACCTCCACCTTGTAAACCTACTCTACCACCCATAGCTAAACCTGTAGCAATGCCGTTTCCATAACTAGAAACTGCTCTACCACCTCTAAACATCGGTCTTCTTAAAATTCTACTCATTAGCCAAAAATTCCTAGCTTACCAAGTATTCCACCAATTCCTGCTCCTGTTCCTAATGCTGAAGCTAATGGACTAGCGGGTGCTTGTGGTTGTTGATATCCTACTGTTTGAGTCGGGAATGCACCAGGTTGTATTTGTGCAAGTTGTTGACCTACTAAACCTAGTCTAGTAAATGGTTCAAACTGTGCTTCTCTTGCCGCGGCTGCCGCTGCATCTAATCCTGCTTGTGTAAATGCTTGTTGACCTTGACCTAACGCACTTTGATATTGACCCAAACCTTGTTGTGCTTGTAGTTGTTGTAGTGCTTGTGCTTGTGCTTGTTGAAAATTCTGTGCTTGTAATTGTGCTTGTAGGCCTGCTCTACCTAAATCTGAACGTTGTTGATACTCTGCTCTTTGAACACCTTCTCTACCACCACCATAAGCTCCAGCTTGAATAGCTGAATCTCTTAAACCTTGTCTTTGTACTGCTGCGTTTCTATCATATTCTGTAAGAGTAGTATCAATAACTTCTTGTTGATAAGGAGACATAAAAGGTTGGTAAGCGTCTGCTCCAACAAGTGATCCTAATCCACCGGCAGCTGTAACTGCTCCAGTTTGTAATGCATCTTGTGCTGCAATTTGTGGTGCATAAGAAGCTGTATTTATTTGTTGACCTACTAATGGGTCTAATTTTTTAAGAAAGTTAGTTAGCGATCCTTCTAGGACCGGTGCGGGTAATACTTGTGATATTGTAGTTGGTTCTGCCATTATACTCTTGCCTCTAGGTTATGCATTAAATTATACATTCTTTTTGCTCCTTCATTAACACTTCCACCACCAGCTGCTCTAACAGCATCTGCTGTCATTACAAATTCATTTTTACTTAATCTTGCGGGAACGTCATCGGCTCTCTCTTTAGATCCCATAGGAATCATACCGCCTCCTCTGTAATCCATCTCCGTTCCAGATGGTAACACACTTCCTCCCATATTCAAAGACACAATTCCGCCTTCTTTTAATCCTAATTCAGCCAAAGTTGCTTCGATAACATCTTCAGCATGATTGCCTGTCATAGCTGCTATAATAGCATTTCTTCTTGCAGCATTAGATGCTGCTGATGCTTCACCAGCTTCTAAATTAAATGCTGCTAATTCATCTTCGTAAGCTTTTAAAGCTCGTCTAGCATCTGCTAAAGCTAAATCAGACGTACCTTGAATTACTGGTATCGCTGATGCTTTAAGACCTTCCATACTTAATAGTTTATTTGGATCACTTAATACACTTTGAATACCACTTAATTTTTCTGCTCCTGTAGCAGCAAGGTTTAAACCACTTTCTTTTAGTCCACCCAATAAAGTTTGATCAGTCGCAAATTCCGCTGCATCTGCTCCAGCTCCTACTACATCTGCTCCTGGATTTGCCATTGTTCTTAAATCTGCTGCTGCGTTTGGTGCTGTAAGCGCTCCTTGTAATCCTGCTAGTCCTAAAGATAATGCAGAAAAATCTCCTTCACTTCCTTCTTGTGCTAATTGTGATCCTAAATTTATTCCACCAGTTAAAATAGCTCTTTGTAACATTGGATTGTTAATTCCTATACTAGCTAATCCTGCTCCTGCTCCAGCCGGTAACATGTAAGGTGCAAATGCTGCTAAATAAGGTAACGCCGGTTTAATCTCATTAGGTATTACTTTATCTAATACCTTTGCTACTGGTTTAGTTACTTTTTTTACTGCTCTTTTTACTGATTTAAATAATCCCATAATATTTATTTGTGTTGAAGTGCAAGTTGGCGAGCTTGAAATAACGCCGTATCGCACAATTTACTAGGTTTTAAAGCCCTAGTCAATAATTTATAATTTAGTATCGCCTCCTAAAGGTACGTGTTCTACGATGATTTTAACATCTCTTCTGATATCTTCTGCTTTAGTATCAGTTTCTTTATTTTGTACGTCTGCCAACGCTTCTGCGTCGGAGAAGTATTCTTGACCTGTTTTCATGTTGGTTAATGTAACCTCTGTTTCTGGTGTTAAAACTGGAGTTCTACTACCATTAATCATTTCATATCTTATGCTAGCTTTTTGTTCTGTAAATGGCACTATCTATCCTCTCTGTTCATTTCTAATATAGATGCAACTACATCAACTGCACCACTTGTACATTCAACCTTTAATACTTCACTTTCTTCCATAACTAAAGGTTCTGTTAATACTTGTTCTGTTTGATTAGCAGACAAATCCACATCATTATCAATTACAAAACTAGTGCCTCCAGAATTAACTAAAGTAACTTTAACAACTGCTGCGCCACCTGCATCTTCTGCTACGTTAAGTGATTTAACAATAGAACGGGAATTTGATGGTACTGTATATAATACAGTTAGGGCTGTTGTAGTTAAACTTACTTTTTCATTTTTGTAAATATTAGCCATAGAACCACGTAAACCTTTCTTGATTTTCTTTTTGTTCTGTTAAAAATGTAGAATTTAGTTGTTCTACGATTAATGCAATAGATCTATTAATTTGTCTTTGGTTATCTACTTCGTATTCTTCTTTTGGTTCTGGTAGTCTTACAATTACTTTAGCCATTATCTTCTTCCATCAGGTTGTAGGTCAACTTGGAATGTTCCAAATCTCCATGTTTCACCAGCTGCTGTATTTTGTAATTTAATACTTGCATATCTTCCTCTTGCTCTTGTATCAACAAAATTTGTTGATGAAGTTACTACAAAAGGACTTAAAGCTGTAGCTGTTGCATCAGTAGCTGGAAAATCTGTTACAGCTAAAGTTATATTATTGTTACCTGTTAATGTTTTAAAGTTAGGTAAAAATCTTCTCATTGCTAGAAAATACTCTGTTTGATCTTTTTGTAAAGAGAATTCGAATGATTGTATGAAAGAAGTTAAAGCTGTTGTCGATCCATCTGGATTAATTTGATCGGTCCCCGTTTCGTGTTCAAAATATACGGTTTGACCTAACCCTGTTACACCTACAACTGCAGGAAAAGTACCGGCAGCTGATTCATTATATTTAGTAGCGTATGGTCTTGGATAAACTAATGTGTCTGTCCAGCTTGTTCTAATAGAATTAGCGTTAGTTCCTGTGTACCAATTACCAGCAGGTAGTTTCATTGTTTCTCCATAGTTATAAGAAACATATCTATTATTAAAATCAGATCCTGTTGTAGGATACCACCAAGTAACTTCTGTAAATAAATTATTTAGACCTGCACATACTTGTTGTCCTTTTGTTGTATCAATATCATCAAATACATAATCTTCAACAGAACATGGTAAAGATTTAACTGTACCATCAAACATAAAGAAGCCATTGTTAGACATCCAATAAGCAACACCATCTATTTCTACAGCTGCATTTTTACCTATTAATCCACAGTTAGTTCCTACTTGTTCAAAACCAAATGTAAATGGTGCACCGACAAATTTCATTGTATATAAAGAACTATCTGTCCAAACAAGAATAGTTTCTTTAGCGGTCAACGCTCCTATAATTTTTGTACCATCTTGTAGTCTAAATGTGCCTGCTGTGTTAGTAGCTTTAACATCATAACTATTAATTTCTTCGTTGTTAGAAAATCTAATAAACATATCGTCTTGTGTGCTTGCATCGTTATAAGTTGTGCAAGTTCCAAAATGAATTAAGTGTTGTGTTGTTGGAGATACTAAAGTTAATCTTGAAGCAACAGGATTTAAAGTTGTTAAAAAACTTGTTGTGTTTACTGACGCTCTTGTTGTAAATTTTGCAGCATCATTTGAATTCCAAGTATAAGTTCTACCATTAGCTATAGTTGCAACTAAAACATTTCCAAATGTATCTAATGACCAAAGACCTGGTTCTAGAGTTTGTGTTGAAGCTGCTACTGCAATTCCCCATCCTGTGTCTGCTCCTCCAGTTACTACTCCACCATATGTAGAAATACCAAAACCATAACCATAAGATTGTTCTGCTGGACCAACCACTGCATAAGGTTGAATGTCTACTGTACCATCAGTTGCAGTAGCGCTAGCTGCGCTTGGTATTGTTGCTGTAAATGTAGTTGTGCTCGGAACAGAAATAACTTGTACAACTTTATCTTCTAAATCACTTGGTGTAATTCCTGTTGAGCCTGCAACAAAATTATTAAATACAACCATATCACCTACAGATAAACCGTGTGCAACAGCTATACCACCATTTTTAGTTGTAACAGTTATAGTTGTAGAAGTGTTTGTTGAAGCAACTTCAGATGTTAAAAATTGTTCTTGTACATTACTAGAATCAAATTTAAAAGGTGTGATGTCAAACAGTTGTCCTTCAAAATAAATAAGTAAAAATTTATCTGTACCTAATGCTACATATCTATTACCTTCAGCATCAACAAAAGGTAATTGTTTTCTAACTACACCTACAATAGTTTCATTAATTAAAGAAGCCCACCCACCTACTTTTTCTGGCAAACCATATCTAAATCTTACATTATCAGAATCTACCCAACGACCTTGAGCACCAACTTTAGTGTCTTGTTTGTCTATTCCTGGAGCAAATTTAATTTGAGTTAGAGCCATGTGTTAGCTCCTAGGTATTTTTGTAACTCCAACCTCTAGTACTGTTTAAGTAAACTAATGTAATAGCTTGACCAGCGGTGCTTAAAATTAGATTACCTGCTGCACTATTAAGGTTAGAACCATTTGGATTAATTGTTAAATTGTTAGAACTAAATGTAGCTAACGCATCTATAATTGTTACTTCATCTCCTACGTTAGGTGATGCAGGTAGATTAACTGTAAATGGGTTAGTATTTGTACTACAAATTAATTGATCTCCAGCTACTGCTAAATAAGGTGCATTAGAATCACTAATTGAATTATAACCTTTTTGTAAAATACTTAATTTAGTATCTGTACCATCAGAATATAATAAAGCTTTTCCACCAGTAGGAATAGGTACAGAAGTACTTGATCCTGTTGTTAATACACTTAAAGTTCTATTTGATGTGCCTCTCACAGTTGCATCTTCAATAACAAAAACTCTAGTTGCTGTACCACCTGTTGTAGTAGCTGGCATAGTTAAAGTTCTGTCTCCTGCTAAAGTGCCTGTAAGTTTAAAATATAAATTTTTACCATTAGAAGTAGCGCCATCTGTTAATGATAAAGTAACATTAGATGAAGCCATATCTATAGCTATATATCCGGATGCTGATTGTTCTAAAATTTCTAAATTGGTATTAGTAATTGTTCCCCATAAACCAGCTTTTTCACCAGTTGTTATTT